TGGCAAGAAGAATACGCCAAAATGGTTGTAGAAGCCTGTAAAACGCCTCGTGACGGCTTTGTTGTAGATGCTGGGTGTGCGTGTGGCTCTATCCTAAAAGGCTTTCAAAAGCTCAATATGCGTGTTTTAGGGGTAGATTTAAATGATGCCATGATTGGGTTAGGTCGTACCCATTTTGAGTATTACGCCAATGAATTGGTTTGTGGGTCTATTGCTGACACCCCCGCCCTAACAGAAAGCGTTGATTTGGTGCATACCGCCCAAGTTTTAGAGCATATTCCCGAAGAACAGATGGATGCCATTCTTCAAGAATTTTCAAGAATTATCAAGAAATCAGGGCGTTTGTTTATTTGCTTAGATGCCGTCAAGGATGGGGAAACCAAAGAAATGTATATGGGCGACCCTACACATTGCAATATTCAGCCGATTGAATACTGGTATAGGCTATTCCAAAAGCATGGATTTATGTTTGATGTCGAGGCATATAACAAATTTGTTAGGTCTAAATACAAACCAACAGAGGATAAAGACGATAACTTTTTTAACGCCTACCCTTATTGGAGTGTATGGATTTTGCAAAAAACCTAATATAATTGGGTATGTAAAGGAGATTCTATGGAAAATTGTGCATTATTCGTAGCTACATTGCTACATTCTGCGACTAACACGCATTTCTTCCATTTCACAACGGATTCCTACTCACGCCACAAAGCGTTGCAAAAATACTACGAAGCTATTGTAGATTTAACTGACAGCTTTGCTGAATCCCACGCTGGTATTTATGGTAAGTTCACCGCATTTCCAAATGTGTACCACCAACCTAAAGACCCTTTACGCTACATGGAATCTTTACAGAACTTTGTTAAAGAAGCCCGCCAAGATTTACCGCAAGACAGCGAACTACAGAACATTATTGATGAAATTGCCGACTTAATTAACACTACGACTTATAAACTTAAATTCTTGAAATAAAAGGATAAATCATGCCATTAGTCAAATCAGGTAGCAAAGAAGCGGTAGGCAAAAACATCAAAAAAGAGATGGAAGCTGGCAAACCGAAGAAACAAGCCGTAGCTATTGCTCTTGCAACTGAGCGTAAGTACGCCAAAGGCAACCGCAAGAATAAGCTAGAAGAAGCCTACGGCAAATACATTGAAAGCAAAGCATGAAAGACGGACTATATGCCAATATTCACCGCAAACGGGCTAGGATTAAGGCGGGTTCAGGCGAAAAGATGAACAAGGTTGGTAGCAAAGATGCCCCTAGCAAACAAGACTTTATTGAGTCGGCTAAGACCGCAAAACCGCCCAAAAAGACTAGAAAACAAATGCTTACCGATAAGATGAAGGATATGTAATGTTTAAAAAAGAAAAGATTAAACCTGAAAACTCTTTGTTGCAACCGCACAAACAGACCACGCTAGAAAAGAACGAAGATAAGCGTATGAAGCGTAAAGCAGAGCTATCTAAGCACTTTAACCAATTTGTTAAACAGATGGCATAAATGGATAAATTAGCCGATTTGCTCCGTCAAGGTGCAGATAAGTTAGTTAATCTGCCAACTGAAGCACAACGCTTTGTGACTAATCCACAGGCGTTTGTTCAGCTTTTGACAGGCAAAAACGCATTACCTAAAGAAACTGGGTTTGCGGCAGGTGCTACAGGATTACCCGCTCAACAAGGCACAGTATTAGACCCCAACTACCAAGCTTATATGCAAGGCTACGAACAAGGTGAGCCATTTGGTTATGCTGCTATGGCAACCCCCGCAGTAGTACCAGTTGCTAAAGCATTAGCCCCCAAAGCAGGGCAGATGGCTGAAAACTACATGGTAAATCAAGGTTTTATGCCAAGCATCGTTGCTTATCATGGCACACCCCATACCATTAAAGGCAAGTTTGACATAAGCAAAATAGGAACTGGCGAAGGAGCACAGGCTTATGGGCATGGTATGTATTTTGCTGAAGCCAAACCAGTAGCAATGGAATACGCAAAACAAAATCTCAAATACCCTAATACGCCATTAGGCGATGCACAGTTGTTTTTAAGGCAAAACTTGTTCGATTATGATGCCGCTAAAAAAGATGTGTTAAAAAATATTGATTCTTTGGAAAAATTTCAAAAAGGTAAATTTGGATATGAAGAATCTAAAGCTAAATATCAAGAAACGCTTAATTTGCTAAATAAAGGTAATGTGCCTAAGTTAGAAGGCAATTTATACAAAGTAGATATACCTGATGAATACATCCCTAATATGCTGGATTGGGATAAGCCATTGTTGCAACAAACACCGCAGGTACAAGAAGCACTTGCAAAACTAGGTATTAAAACTGACAAACAAAAATTAAGCCAATTTGATGATGCTTTACTTGACGCATTAATGAATGATGCTAGTAAACCTTTACCAAAACAACCAATTAATCCTAAAGGTCAAGACATATATCAAAAATTTGTACAAGACAATCCACAACTGACATCACAAAAATTTAGTGAAGTAGGAATTAAAGGTATACGCTATAAGGATGCTATGTCTAGGGGTGCTGATGACGGCACATCTAACTTTGTAGTATTTGACCCTAGCAATGTAAAGATACTAGAACAAAACAGCAAGCCAATGACCCGTAAAGAAATTATTGAGCAAGAACTAAAAAAGGTAGTAGAATAAACCCTAACTTAATCAATCACTTGGATAAGTATGGAAAATAAACAATTAAGAAATATCAAAGGTGCTGGCAGACCTGCTGGTAGCCCTAATAAATCAACCGCATTGGCTAGAGAAGCCATAGCACGCTTTGTTGATGGTAATAGCCATAAGTTACAAGAGTGGCTAGTAGCGATTGCTGATGACCCCAAATATGGCCCTAAACACGCATTCGACTGCTTTATGCAAGTGGCTGAATACCATGTACCTAAACTAGCCCGTACTGAGCATACTGGTAGCGAAGATAAACCCATCCGTTATGTGGTTACATGGAAGAAATAGACTTTGATGAACGGGTCATAGAGCTATACACCCCAAGAACTGTATTTGAGGACTTCCATAACAGACAACAACGATGGGCTGTGATTATTGCCCACCGCAGGGCTGGTAAGACTGTAGCCTGTATTAACGACATTCTTTGGCGAGCTTTGACCGAAACTAAGGAAAATGCCCGATATGCCTACATTGCCCCGTACTATGCTCAAGCTAAGTCTATTGCTTTTGATTACCTTATGCAGTTTAGCGAGCCTGCTAGGGTTAAGCACAATATCTCAGAGTTGTGGGTGGAGTTATTCAACGGGGCTAGAATTCGTCTATTTGGTGCAGACAATCCTGATGCTTTGCGGGGTTTATACCTAGATGGCGTAGTCCTAGACGAATATGCCGACATGAAGCCAAAGATATGGGGCGAGGTAATTCGACCCCTATTGGCTGACAGACAAGGTTGGGCTACATTTATTGGTACGCCAAAGGGTCATAATACCTTTTACGACATATACCAGTACGCCACGATTAATAAGAATGAATGGTATAGCTCTGTCTTACGGGCTAGTCAGACCCAATTAATCTTACAGGCTGAATTAGACGATGCCCTAAAGTCTATGAGCGTTGACCAATATCAGCAAGAGTTTGAATGTAGCTTTGAAGCTGCCATCATTGGGGCTATATACGGCACAGAGATGCGGTTACTGACCGATGCAGGGCGTATTGACAAGGTTGAGTGCGATACCTTATTCCCTGTGCATACGGCTTGGGACTTGGGCTTTAACGATGCTACGGCTATATGGTGGTATCAGGTCGTACATGGAGAGATACGGGTATTGGATTACCACGAAGCTCATGGGCAACCGATTGTGTATTACGCCAACCAAATTAAAGAACGACCATACGAATATGGTACGCATTGGCTACCACACGATGCACGAGCAAAGACTTTAGCAAGCGGTGGTAAGTCAATAATTGAACAATTAATAGATAAATTGCCCCTAAAAAGCGGAAATTTGTTTAAAATCGTACCTAATCTGTCATTACAAGACGGCATACAAGCTACAAGAATGGCGTTAAGTCGCACTTGGTTTGATGCCATGAAGTGTTCAGAAGGCATTGAATGTTTGCGTCAGTACCAACGGGAATACGATGAAGATAAGAAAGTATTTAGAGATAAGCCTAGACATGATTGGACTAGTCATGGAGCGGATGCTTTTAGGATGCTTTCTGTGGCTTGGCGAGATGAAGCAGAAATTGCGAAGCAAAACGCACCGATTCGTGGCATCGTTGTTGGACAGAATGAGGTTACGCTAGAGGAAATGTGGAAAACCGCCCCACAAAATAAATATCAAAGGTATTAACTATGAACGATACGCTAAACAAGACTTACGAAGATTGGTACAACACCATCGCCCAGTACGACAAGTCTTTTAGGGAATGGGAAGCAAGAGTACCAAGAATCATTAAGCGTTATCGTGATGACAGCCGTACCCGTAATAACCCCAATGCTCGCTTTAATATCCTTTGGTCTAATGTTCAGGTCATTAAGCCTGCCATCTTTGCTAGACTCCCACGCCCCGATGTAAGCCGAAGATTTAGAGATAACGACCCAATAGGTCGAGTAGCGTCAATGATGCTAGAACGGGCTTTAGAGTACGAAGTCGAGCATTACCATGATTATCGTTCCGCTATGGATAACGCTGTGCTTGACCGCTTATTAGGTGGTAGAGGTACAGCATGGGTTCGTTATGAACCACATATTGTTGCAGAGCAAAATAACATCAACGAAGGTATTGCAGGTCAAATGCCCGAAGATGGGCTACAGATTACAGAGGATGCCGATGAAGCAGAAACGGAAAACGCTGAACTGGTGGAGTCGCAGGAACGCATTGAATATGAGTGTGCCCCTGTTGATTATGTGCATTGGCGTGATTTTGGTCATACTGTTGGACGGACTTGGGAAGAAGTAACAGCCGTATGGCGTAAAGTCTATATGAGCCGACAAGCTCTGATTGACCGCTTTGGTGAAGAAGTTGGTAGCAAGATTCCGCTAGATACTAAGCCTGAGTCAGACAAATGGGCTACCAAACAAATGACTGCCGAGCATTTCCAAGCCTGTATCTATGAGATTTGGGATAAAGAACAAGGCAAAGTCTTTTGGGTTAGCAAGTCGATGGGTGAGATTCTTGATGAAAAGGATGACCCACTACAGTTAGAGGGATTCTTCCCTTGCCCTAAACCAATGTACGCCACATTGACTACAGACAGCTTAGAGCCTGTGCCTGACTTTGTACTATACCAAGACCAAGCCAAGCAATTAGACACGCTTGCAGACCGCATAGATGGCTTTATTAACGCCTTGAAAGTACGGGGTGTCT